TGACCTTGAGGTGGTCAGCTACGACGAAAAAACGGGCGCGACGCCTATGTATATCACATGGGATGCGAAGACGCAGCAGTCGTTTGAACATGTGACGCGCCTGATTAAGTACATGCTGGCCATCAGCAAAACGTCACCCCAGGCTGCCGGGCTGGAAGAAGGCAAGGGAGACTCCGGCGTTGCGCTGCTTTATCTCTGGATTCAGTCGGTCATTAAGGCCGAAGCGATCAAGGACAAGTTCGACGCTGCCCTGAAAGATGCGATCCGGAAGTGCATGATCCTGGAGAATGCGCTCGGTAATGCTAACCTGAAGGTGGCGAATCCGGTTATTGAATGGCGCGACATGCTGCCGAAGGCAGACAGCGAGAAGGATACCGAGGAGATCGAGAAGTATTCGGGCGGCGTGCAGTCGCTCGAAACCACGGTCCGGCGGATGCACCCGGACTGGTCGGAGAAGGCGATCGAAGAAGAGATTCAGAAAATTCAGGACGAACAGGCAGCCAGCGGGCTGAACCCTACCTTCACGCAGCCGCCGCGGGTGAATCTGGGTGGTAGCTGATGGCGGACGCTGAGAAGTTGATTGCGTTGTATACCCGCGCTGGGGAGCGGTTGCTGGAGCTGATCCGTTCACTGGAATCCGGCAGTTTTTCGCGGCGCCCAAAAGAGAAGCTCCTGCAACAGATTGACGGGATCCTCGCTGGATTAACCGACGGAGCCGCTCAAAGTATGGCTCTGCTACTGGCAGAAGCCTACAAAGAGGGAGTCGGGGAGGCGGCGGACAGCATGCGGACTCAAGGCGTGCCAGAAGATCAGATTAATACCACGCTGGAGCCGCTTATCCACCAACAAGCCGTGCAGGCGATTATGGACGACTCTTTTATGCGTATCCTCGAGGCTACCGACAACATGTCCCAAGACGCCAAGTGGCGGATCGAAGAAGCGGTCCGCACGGCAACGGAACGGATGCTCACCGAAGGCGTCAGCAGACGGCAGGCAACAAGAGAGGCAGTCGCGCGGCTTGCGCAGCAGGAGATTACCGGGATCATAGCAAGCAATGGCGCACGTATTCCGGCCGACAAATACATGGCCGGTGTGGTGCAGTACAACCTCCGGAAGGCGCATGTCACTGGGGCGGAGAACACAATTGTCCAGAACGGTCTCGACCTAGTCTACGTGAACTACGTGGGGATAACCTGTGAGTATTGTGCAAAATATCAGGGCCGCGTTTACAGCATCAGCGGTAAGGACCCGCGCTTCCCGAAACTCGAGCTGCGCCCGCCTTATCATGCGCATTGTGTCCATTCCCTATCGGCCTGGGTCGAGGAATACCAGACGGCTGACGAAGTGGAACGCATGATTGCTGCTTCGAACCGACCATTCACCGACAACCGGACGGAAGCGAATATCCGCCGGTACAACGAGATCCAGCGGGACAAGGCCCGGAAGAATGAGACACGGAAGCAGTGGATCAGGTACAAGGCAGTGCTACCGAATGACACGCCGAATTTACGCCAGTTCGCCAGCCTGAAGGCGCGGAATGCAGCGAAATACCGCGAGTTGGTAGATGATTATCGGCGCGTAAATATTGAGATCAGGAAGGGGGCTGAAACGTGAATACAGTCATTTTGACAGAAAACGAACTCCGCGCCAGATGCGCAGAGTGGCAAAAGATTCTGCGGCTGCAGGATTGGGATGTCATTATGACGGTCGATCGGGGCAGAGACTTGATGCCTGACTCGCTCGGCCAATGCGATTGGACGTTGCCGACGAAACAAGCGCACATCCACATACTTGATCCGGTGGACCATCCGCCAGATTTGAAATGGCCGCAGGATATGGAGCAGTATCTCGTGCATGAACTGCTCCATTTGCATTTCGCGCCGTTCAGTCGATTCGATCATGAAAGTCTTGAGCATATCACGATGGAACAGGCTGTCGACCTGATCGCCTGTGCGCTGGTGAATTTGAAACGAAAATCTGAGGAATGAGTCGCTCATTGGAGCGGCTTTTTCTATGTCCTAACCGTTGTATGACGTAAAACTGCGATCGAGGCAATAGCCTACCCGGGCTTAAAACAGGAGGTAAATATCATGAAAGAATATATCGCAAAACGATTTCCCTTGAATCTGCAATTATTCGCTGAAGATCCAAACCCAAATCCGGACCCTAATCCTAATCCCAACCCAGATCCAGATCCGAATAAGGGGAAGACCTTCACGCAGGCAGAACTTGACGCGGCAGTTCAATCACGGCTTTCTCGGGCTGAGAAGGCGGCTCAAAGGGCTTTGGCCAAGGAGATGGGATTTGACTCCGTGGAGGCTTTACAAGCAGCTCTGAAAAAGGACAAGGGAAGCGACAAGAACGACGACGGGAAACTTGACCCCGCAGACATCGATAAGTTGGTCGATGAAAAGATCAAGGAACGGGAGAAGGAACAAAATCAGAAGACCTTCAACCGCTTGTTGAACGCCGAGGTAAAGGTTATGGCAAATGAACTCGGGTTTGCCGATTGGGAGGATGCCCGCGCCCTCGCCGATCTGTCCGCTGTCAAGGAAAACGACAAGGGTGAGCTGGAGGGCGTGAAAGAAGCGCTCGAAGCGTTAGCCAAGAAGAAGCCGCATCTGCTTAAAGGGAAGCAGGGCGGTGGATCTTTTGGGGCTGATGTACGCGGCGGCGGCTCCCCTGAAGACAAGAAAAAGGCACTGGAACGCATGGCCCAGCTGGCCAAAAAAGAAGGTTCCCATGCGATCGCTGAGAACGATCCTTGGGGCCGTAAATAAGGAGGAATTAAATCATGCGTTTACAACCGAAACCGCTTTTTGAAGTCCAGGACGACTATGAAATCCTGGCATCGCTCGATGTTGTTCGTGAGGTGACTAATGGGATCACAATCGATTCGTCTGCCATCACTGCTGACAGCGACGGGAACAAGATCATCAAGAAGGGTATGCCGATGGCGAAGCTCTCCAATGGCAAATATGTACCTTACAACCCGTCTGGCACTGATGGTAGCGAGAACCCATCGGTAATCCTTAAACGCACTGTGAACGTCAAAGACGGTGATCATGTTGTCGGCGGTTACGAGATCGCTAAGGTCATCTCTGCACGTATCCCAGTCACCGTCGATGCTACGCTCAAGGGCAAGATGCCCGGCATTACTTTTGCCTGATCATCAATAAAACAATACTGAAAGGACTGATACGATATCATGCCTATCCAAAAGTTTCGTTATAAGCTGAACCTCCAAACCTTTTCCGATGGCGCGGACGAAATCAGCATGCTGGAAGACGCATTGTCCGGTGAAGAACTGCTGACCTATGCGTCAAACCTCACGGTTCCGAATGACTACTGGCAAAACTTGCTGTTCCCGCCTCGTCAGACGGATGAGCTCACGGTCGACGTGATTAAATCCTCGTCTCGCCTGCCGGTCATGGCGCAAATCGCAGAACTCGGCACCGAGACCCGGTACGGATCCCGTGAGGGCGTGAAGGGCGATCGGGTGGAAATCCCGAAGATCCAGCGCGGCCGTTGGATGGATGAAAAATTGATCCGTCTGCTCCTGATCGCTGGTCGTAACCAAGGCCTCCGGCAGCAAGAGATTCAAACCATCATCCGGGAGCAGCTTGACGATGCCAAGTACGCTGTCGACTCCATCCGAGCGCGGCGTGAGTGGATCGCCATGCAAGCCGTATCGACTGGAACCGTGTCCTACGCCGAGGGAGATGTGAGACTCTCCGTTGATTATGGCTATACTGCAGATCAAAAGCCGGTACTGACCGGTACGGATAAATGGTCTGACACGGCAAATTCGAAGCCGCTTGAGGATATGCAGACCTGGTATGAATATCAGGCTGACCGTGGTGTAAAACTGACGCGGGCATTTACCACGCAAAAAATCATTGCCTACCTGCTGCAAAATAAGTCCGTAAGAATTGCATACCACGGTGATCCATCCGGCAGCGCAAATCCTCCTCAGCTTACGAAGGCGCAGCTGGACGCTGTGACCGATTCGTTGGGTCTGCCTCGCATCGTGGCCTATGATACGCAGGCGCGCGTCGAAAACGATGCTCTTTCGAACGGTAAGCTGTCGATCACAAACGTCCGAATGGCGCCAGCCGATCGCTTCGTGATGCTACCGTCTGATCCGCTGGGCAACTACCTCTGGGCCACGACGACAGAGGAGCTGATGGGCGGTTATGACAGCGTGGGCTCCGGGGACAATGGCATCTTTGTCTTCCGCGACGTTGCTAGCCGGCATCCGCTGCGCGTGCGCACGGTGGGCGTCAACCTGGCGTTCCCGGTATTCCCTTACGCCGATAGCGTCATTTCGGCAACGGTTATCTAACAAAGGCGCCCTTCGGGGCGCTTATCATTTTTGAAAGGGTGGTAAACGTGGATATTAAGGTAACTGGCACCGTGAAATACGGCGGTAGATGGTATGGACCGAACGATGTCATCAAGAATGTTGATGAAGCAGAGGGCGAGCGTATCGTCAAGATCAGCGCCGGCATCAAAATCGAGAAGACGCCGGAACAGATTGCCGCTGAAGAAGCTGCAGCCGCCAGAGCAAAAGCTGAGGCGGAGGAAGCCGAGCGCAAAAAGGCAGAGGAGAAAGCGAAGAAGGAAGCTGAGAAGCAACTGAAAGCACTCCGGAAAAAGGCTGCCGAGCTTGGTATCGAGGGAGCAGACGAGAAGGACGCCGAAACGCTGGCTACGGAGATCGCTGCTGCCGAGCAAAAGTAGGTGAGTGCTAGTGGATCGTCAGGAAGTAGCAGATTGGATCGCGGCCAATCTGTTAGATACCGAGGCATGGGACCGGTCGAGCGAGCAAAAGCAAACCGTGGCCATCGTGCAAGCGGAGCGGAATCTTGCCCGCTGGTACCCCGAAATTAACCCCATGGCAGTATCAATCGTTGCGTTTCAGACGGTCTGGGAGCTGCAGGGTGTCGACCCAGCGCTGAAGTACCAGAAGCATAACGTCAAAACGATCACGGACAACGGTGAATCCGTCTCCTACAAAGACGGAGAGCGGCCTGCTGTGGCTCCAGACGTGCGGGAGCTTCTCGGTCCTACGGCTGAGGAGATCGCTGCAGAAGAGGCCGAACAGGCGGCCCAGCAGCAGTTTGGCGGGTGTCTCATATGAGCCTCTTTGGTTATCCGGCCAAAGTGGTGCATTGGCACTCAGAGGTGGATGATTGGGGCCGCCCGCTGCCGCCCACGCCTACCGAAAAATCGGCAAAGGTTGTCGAGGAGCAGCGTCTCGTCCGAAATGGCCGCGGTGAGGAAATTCAGATCGCGTATACGATCTTCCTTGAAGGAGTCAACGCGGTGGGCTTCGACGATTACATCGAGTACGTCAATGCCGTCGGCGTGAAAATTCGCTGCGACATCGCCCATATCGAGGTTCGGAAATACCTCGGCACCGATGATGTGAAGGAGGTCGTTGTCTATGGCAGACCGCAAAATATTTAGCTTTAGCCTTGAGGGGATTGAAGCGGCTATCGATCGTCTGGTTAGGCTGGAGAGGGATTTGGATCGGCGGTTAGAAGAAACACTCACCAAGTTAGCCTTGAAGGTTATTGCTGATGCCAAAAAGCTAGCCCCAATAGATTCTGGGGACCTGGAGGCAGCATTGGTCATTGACGAGGTCAAACGGACCATAGCTGGTATGTACATCGACCTCGGGACAAGCCCAGAGGTAGACGATTATGCCGTCGTGCAGCATGAGGGCTTCCGCAAGACGAAGAATGGCCGATTGGTTGAACTGACTCCTGGTGAAAAGACGATGAGCAAAGGTTCATACAACGGCTACATGCCGGGCAAAAAGTTCCTGGAGAACGCCTTGAAGATGAACGAGCAGCATATCCTCGAGGAACTCTCGAAGATATTGGAGGGATGACGTTATGCTTGCGAATGATCTAATTACTTATCTTACCAGTGCAGGCTTCACCGTTTATCCGGATCCCAACTTCCTCCCTGCAGACATCCCTGAAAACAAACTCCCTTGCCTCTTCGTTTTTGGTACCGGAGGGTTCGAACCACATGCTTACGTGCCGACCGAGCGCCCGACCTTCCAGATCATCATCAAGGGAAAGTCCTATAAGGCGCTGCCGGCCAACATGTCCGAGACCGAGGCGCTGGGGAAGCATCTCATTAAGCATCTGCATCGCCGGGTGAACTATCAGGCCGGATCTACTTGGGTAATCTCCAGCACGGCCTCGCAGCCGGCCCCAATATCACTCGGCTTGGATGATAAGGATAGACCTGTGTTTTCGACAAATTTCACGTTTTATACGAAGGAGGAATAATCAATGGATGATATTCAGATTTATGCCGGTCCCGGTATTTTCATCTGGGGTATTGATGAAAACGGTCAGGAAGAAGAGGATGCTGTTACCATTGACCAAACCCAAGGGGGCATCACATTCACTACCACGACAACATATTACGAACCAACAACGGATCAAACGGGTACTGCACCAGTTGATACTTTCACTACAGGTACGACTGGGGCAATTAACTTTGAAACGCCGGATATGAACTTCGAAAAAGTGATCAAATACAACCCGAACGCCTTGAAGGTACAGAATGAAACAGATCCAACTAAGGTTAAATATCAAGTAACAGGATTGGCAGGCAAAAGATTACCTCGTAAACGAGCTGTGATCATTCCACAAGGAATCTCAGATCCAGACCAGTACATCTATATCGAGTCGGTTGGCATTAAGTTTGATATGAATGCATTCTATGGTCTTGATAACAATCGCCGTTTCCCAATTTCAGCGGTAGCGTATCCTGCATTAAAAGCGAACCCGAAAGGCCTGCTGTACACCTGGGGAGACATCACCGTTACGGCCTCAAATTAATCGATTATTAAAGCAAGGAGAAGGCAGACGTCTTCTCCTTTTTCTTATTTTCTTTGAGAGGAATGATCGAAGATGTTCAACTTTAAAAAAGACGTTGTGATGCTTGGTTCTAAGCGGGTACAGATTCCAAAGCTGACTCGGAGTCGATTGAAAAAACTGACCGATCACATCGGCTCGATCGGTGATTATCTCGTTAAGCTTTTCCTAACTCCTGAAAAAGACCGCGCGGTGTTCATCGTGGCCGCCGCAGACGTTTCCATAGATGAGATTTACGAATTGAC